GGGATTCAGATTAGCCACAGTTTCGAAAGATTTGGCCTCTCAGGCAGTAGTGCTATTGGACCGCTTGGAAATTCATTCCATACTCTATAGAGTCATGCCATCGAAGAAACAACGTAAAGATGGGCCCTATGCAAGGATCAAGCCTTTTGATGGATGGCATGTTTGCGTCTCTAATTCGTACGCGGTAAAACTCATCCCTGTAATTGGAGCATCCATTCAACCCAATAAAGCCAAAGCTCTAAGTACAAAGAAGAGATACCGCTACGCAGCATCCACCATTTCTGAAGTTGAAGCAGTAACCACTAAGCATTTTTTGGGGACCGTCTATAACCTCTCTGTAGAAGAGGATGAATCATACATTGTCAATCGTCAAGCGGTTCATAATTGCACCATAATCGCCGCGGTCGATACGGACATTGCTCCTGTTTCCGAGAGTCAATTCAAAGATTACCTGATTAAGCCGGAATACAGCAAGTTCGTCAATAACAACGGCGATGCTTGGACCAAGACGTTGCTTGCCGCCTGCTACAAGACATTCATCGGCGCCAACAACTACCTCGAGCATGTCCAGATCGCCGAGCTCTCCAAGGGCAAGGTTATCGACGCAGTTCTGCGTGAGATCCCGATTGCCAAAACCGCAACCGGTCAAGACCTCTCCACGTACTATGTCGACATCCTTGTTGCTACGGATCGGAAGCATGCAGATTTGGTTCGGAAGATCGAGGCTAATGAGCTCACAACTCTCAGCATGGGTTGTGTCATTGCCTACTCTATATGTACGAAGTGTGGTCGAGTTGCCAAGGATGAAACCGAGGCCTGTCAGCACGTTCGTTATGAGAAGAACAACACTTTCCATGATGACCAGGGTGTTCTGCGTAGGGTGGCCGAACTCTGTGGGCATTCCTCGGATCCTGAGAGCGTAAAGTTTGTTGATGCCTCATGGGTACGTACGCCGGCTTTCACGGGAGCCGTAAAGAGGAACACTGTCAATCCCCCAGCCGATGTCATGGCAAAGTTGGAGCATGCCATGTCGATCGAGGGATACCAGAAGAAGGATTGCGATTTCCTCAAGGCTGCAGGATTTCCGGTCGTGATTGCTCAGGATCCTCCGGCTGAAGAAGCCCCTGCGGAAGAGCCCCCAGTTGAGGAAGCTCCGGCGGATCAGGCCCCGGAAGAAGCTCCGGCGGATCAGGCCCCGGAAGAAGCTCCCGTGGATCAGATGCCGGCTGAGGAAGCTCCTGCTGGGGACCCCGGTGCGGTTGACCCGACGATTGAGGAGCCCCCTCCTGTTCCCGAGGAGAGTGCAGTTCAGAAGCTCAAGAAGGACATCAAGCAGAAATTGCTGCAGCAGGTTGGTGATGAGGTCCTTCAGGAGTTCTCTGGGGATACCGGTTTGCCCCCGTCAGCTACGACCACTCTTGATGAGACTTTCATCAAGCCGGCTTCCGTTATCAAACAGGCCTACAGGGTATGGGATCAGCGGTTGAGACAGGCCTCTCCTAAATTGACAAAAGAGAACTTTGCCAAGCTGCGCCTCGGAACTTTTGCTTTGATTACCAGCAGAGACCCGAGTAGTTTGGCCGGTTATTCTAAGAGAGATTTCATTGCGGTGTTGGCGTTCCTGGACAAGTTCACTCCGAGCCCACTACCGGCAGATACACGCTCGATAGTGGCCAAATTCGGGGGAACTTCAGGGAATGGCCCCACTGAAGTGTCAAAGTCATTGGTGAGTGAACTGGGCCGGAAGATGACTTTGTCCGAAGGAAAGAAAGCCTATATCTGGCTCAAATTGTTGGACTTACAAGGAACCCTGCTGTAACTCCAATGTTTCCAAGGGGTTCGTAATACTCTATCAATATTCCACGGTTCGTGAAGGTAAAAGGAGGCGGTACCATGAGGCAGAGACTGAGCTGGGACGCGGAAAAGGTCGCCGAGATTCAGAAGCAGGCAGACCCGTACACAATGAATCAGCAACGCATGAACCCGCCAGTCGAGAAGTATCAGACTGGAGATCCTTCTGCTTGGGCAGAGGACCAGAACATGAACGCTCCTTGGAAGACCGAAGGTCGCAACGAAGTTGGTCTTCCGGCCCCGGCGCGTGAGGCTGTGGTTGCAGCTCGCAAGCTCGAGGACAAGGCGTTCAAGTGCATCACGATTGCTCAGCGTATGCTCCCGGGTGCGGAAGACGGGCTCATTGAAGAGCAGGCCACCGACCTGATGTTCCTCCCGGAACGCGCAATCCTCGCAACTCTTCAGCGTCAGACCGGCCTTGCTGCGAAGATCGCCAAGGACTGTGCTGAGGGTGCTGAGGGTGCTGAGGGTGCTGAGGGTGCTGAGGGTGCCAACGACAAGAATGCCGACAAGGCCGCGGCAAAGAAGGGCGACAAAGAGAAAGATCCGGCAGCAGCTCCGGCAGCAGCTCCGGCAGACCCTGAAGCAGCTCCGGCAGCAGCCCCTGAAGCAGCTCCGGCAGCAGCCCCTGTGGCTCCTGTGCAGGCTGCAGATGCTCAGCCGACCGGTGGCGCCGCTGCCGCTCCGGCTGGTGATGCTCCGAAGCCGGGAGATCCGAAGAAGAAAAAGCCTGACTCCGATGATATTGAGTTCGGCAGGCAGGGTTCAGACCTTCTGGACGTTCTGTTCCAGGACGAGACCACCGAGAAGACCGGTGCCAAGAAGCTCAGCGGTCTGGTCAAACAGGCTTCAGCAAGTGGCGATGATGTGCTTGGGAATCTGTGGGAACTTCCCCCGGACATTTCCAAGACTTTTGGCAGGAAGTAACCAAGAATCCCCCCGGCTCCAAAAGGGCCGGGTGGGAATGTAAGGCAAGGACAGGACCCTTAACTACCCAATTGAGGAGGTGATTATTATGGGTTCCAGCAATCCTACTCGTGACACCCACATGGACGTTCTGTACCGTCAGACGTACAACACGTTTGGCCAGATCACAACGGCAGGCCTGACACAGGACAACAGGGTGGGTAACGACCAGAAGAAGAACAACACTCAGCTGAACGCGAATACCAACAAGGGTATTCTCGCCGGCTCGGTTGTTGCCGTGGTCGGGGAAGGGCTGATCGGACCGTGTCTCGCTGACACCACCAACGCCGACATGGCTGTGGGCGTGGCTATCAACGATGCACTCGGCAATCCGTACACCAGCTCGTCCGCTGTGGCTTCTGAGCGCGTTGTTTATGCTCACGGAACGGGAACGGTCTTCTCGACCGACGTCTACGAAGTGGTAGAGGCAGATGGTACCGGTGCGCTCACATACGCAGCCGGCCAGAGCGTCTATCCGTCGCAGAACGGTCTGTTGACCAATTCGGTCGGTGTTGCAGGATCGGAGGTGACCGGTAAAACGGTTGTCGGCATCATCCTGAAGGCACCGAGTCCGACAGATGCTTTCATGACAGTCCAAATGAGAATCTAGGGAGGAGGTGAGTTGATCATGGCAGAAATCAGCAATGATGTCAAGCGTGAAGTCATCGGTGAGTATCTGAAGACAGCTGCTGGCCGTGCCAAGTTGGCGGCGTCCATGGTACAACCCCTCCGCCTGCGGAGGGACTACACATCGGTTGGCCGTAAGGCCTTCTTGGTGGAACAGCTGCCGGACGGGGCCTTGCCGATTTATGACAAGGATCCCAACGTCACCGCGTACATCGTCGGCGAAGAGGGTCAGAACATTCTGGCCATCCAGAAGCCGCGTCGCGTGATTTTCCCGTTGTTCGAGATCGCCAGCAACCCTGAGATCCCGCTGACCCAGGTCAAGGAACGTCGTTACGACCTGATCGAGCGTGCTCAGGATCTTGCGAAGGCGCAGATCCAGGCTGAGGAAGACACACGTGTCTTCGAGGTCATGGATGCAGTCGCGACTTCCGGCTTCGACAACATCGGTGCGACGAACCCTGCAATCCTCGCCACAGCTCCGCTGACGGCGTCGGATATGGCCGATGCGTTTGCATCGATCGAGCGCCACGACCTTCGTGTTGCTCGTATCTTCGCGAATGCAGCGGACTACACCGACATCCGTAAGTGGGGACGTGATGTGCTCGACATTGAAACTCAGGCCACGCTGCTCAAGACCGGTCTCATGGCGACACTGTGGGGTGCACAGATCATCGTCAGCCGTCGTGTTCCTGCGGGAACGCTTTACGTCTGTGCAGAACCTGAGTTCTTCGGACGCATTCCGGTCCGTACCGAACTCAGCGTTTTGAGTGCAGACTCTCCGCAGAACCGCACGATTGGTTTCAGCGTGTTTGAGAATCTTGGGATTGGCTGTCACAATCCTCTTGGACTCTGCACGGTGACGATCAGCCGCGGCTAGCAATCGACTACGCAAGTCGTTGATTGATAGGGTCTCTGGGAAACCAGAGACCCTTTTTCTTTTGGTCCTACCTCAGAAGTTTCTTGACGAGTCACCATCTTATTGTTGCAAAAACTCCGGTACCATAGTATAATTGTGGTTGTACTGAGCCATTGAATAATGTATTGATGTCAAGCAAAAAACTGAGATATCCATGACATTCTCGTTCTCTTCCATCGATGAGTTCAATCTGCGAAGGCTCTATTCTGAGTTTGGGCTTCGTGCGGCGGAGATTGGGGAGTTGATGGGGCTTACCGAGAGTGCAATTCTCTGGCAGTTGAAGAAGTACGGAATTCCGACGAATCCCAAGACGTTCAAGAGACTTGAGGTTGATGTTGTCTACACAGGGTCTCAGAAGTCAAAGAAGAGAGAACTTACTCCTGGCCTGCTGCATCAGCTCTACGCTCAGCATAAGACCGATGCTGAGATCGGGGCTCTTTTCGGGATGACCGGCGAAGGCGTGGCCTATCGAAGAAAGAAGCTGGGAATTTCTACTCGAACAGAGACAGAGCGCCGAGTCGAGAAGAATCATTCCTGCGGGTTGAAGGATATCGAAGAGCTTACCAAGGATGAATTGGAAGCAGAGCTGGCTAATAGCCGCGGTATCAAAGGGGTTGCCCGAAAGTACAATTCCACCTTCTCGACCGTAGCCAGCCTTGTGCGCCGTTTTGGGATTCGTCTTCGTGATGTTCTGTCTCGTAGGGTGGAACTGACCCCACTTCAGAGGAACCTGATTATCGGGGGTCTTTTGGGGGATGGCGGGGTATATCAGAAGGCCCTCGGGCACTACTATTACAAAGAGGCTCATTGTCTTGAACAGTTGGACTATCTCAAATGGAAATTGGGTCTCCTTGAGAATCTCGTAGAAGGTCAAGAGATTCGGTATGAAAAGAAGGTATCTCCTCTGGGTGTTGATAGCTATTTTGCCAATTTTCATACCAACTCATTCGTGGATCTGCAGGTCTTCCGGGATGATTTCTACGGGGTTAATGCCAAGAACGAACCCCTGAAACTGATTCCGGAGAAGTACGTTGTCCAACTAGACCCGTTCACGTTGGCCGTGTGGTATTTCGATGACGGTTATCTCAACAGAGATGGGGATCCCTGTATATGTTCTGGGTCCCCCAAGTCTGATGTAGAACGGGCTGTAGAAGTCCTCAACGACAAATGGCCCTTGGATTGTGAATTCTCCGAGGTTGAGGACATGTGCTTCATTACGATGCACAACAGGAGTACGTTCTATGACCTCATCCAAGACCATATCCACCCTTGTTTCTACTACAAGATTCCTGCGGAGTATCGATTCAGGATCTCGGGGCTGCCCGAAAAATTGGTGGGCCTTGACAAGGTGGTTGTGTCTTATACCCCGCAAGAATGGGCCACTCTTGATTCCGGCAAGCAGGATGAATGGGTCAACAATGTTGCTGAGTACTACAGCTTTTTGGGATTTCCTTACTTCCGGATTCGCAGTTCGAAAGAAATTCAAGAGATACTCGGGGGGCTCCGGTCCAAACATCTTGAACTGCAGGCTGATTCGTTTGTCCGGGTAGATAACATGGGGGCGGAATTTGCGAGTTCGTATTTCCCCAATATGTGGGCGGTCATAGTTCACGGTAAACGTAGTACCTACAATAACTACCAAGACAGTGCTAGATTCAGGCACACGATTCGGAATGTTTTCAAGTATCAGAAAAAGATTGACAACAGTTCGATTCGGGCAGAGTTGAGGCATTGTTCAACGGTGCATAATTTCAAACCTTTGATTGCGAAGACTATCTACGACACGTACTGTCCTGAAAATGGAGTCGTGCTTGACTTCTCCGCCGGCTATGGGGCTCGGTTGCTTGGGGCCTTCGTCTCTGGTCGGGTCAAGAAGTACATCGGGGTTGACCCTTGTCAGCAGACTTTCTTTGGACTCAGGAAGCTGAACCGGCGCCTAGAGCGTTACATCTCGGGTAAGGAGGTTGAGCTTCACAATCGGTGTGCGGAGGACCCCTCTTGGTATCCTCCGCGGGATTCAGTAGATTTGTGTTTCAGCTCTCCCCCGTATTTTGATGCGGAGAAGTACTCTGACGAGGACACGCAGAGCTATCGGCGGTATCCGACGATCGACAAGTGGGTTGATGGTTTCCTGCGGGGTACCGTGAGGAACTGTGTGACGGTACTCAAGGTGGACGGCTTCTTCATCCTGAACATTGGGAACATCAGCAAGCATGAGCTTCAGAGGTATGCTTATGACGTGTGTGTTGAGGAGGGCCTGAGGTTTGTGAAGGTCCATCTCATGGTTCAGCCATCGTATTTCTCTTCAGATAAATATGAGCCCATTTTTGTGCTCCAGAGGAGCTCTGGGGGGTCTCCGGCATATGACGAGGTTCTACGAGAGATGGAATCACGATTCGGAGACCTACGCATCAAATAGGCCCTTGCTTCTATCTGGTCGTTGTGGTATACTCTACACGACGAGTGAAATCTATACATTGGGGCCTCTGTGGTCTTCACGAACAAATACGGCTCGTTTGAATCTGACGACCTTCTCCGGCGCCTGAAGGAAGACCGGTTGACGCTGAGTCAATTGGGGGACTGTTTTGGCCTGAAGAAATTCCAGATCGTTCATGTTCTCCGATCTATGGGAATCACATATCGGAACAAACTCGGGGATGTCCGGGTCAAGAATGCTGTCATTACCCCAGACCTGCATCAAATGCTTTTGGGGACCTTGCTCGGGGACGCCTATCTTGCATGTTACAAGAATGCCGGATACCGAGTTGGGCACTCAGCCTACCATCAGATAGATTACTCGTTTCATATAGCCTTCATGCTACGGGATTTCTTTTCAGGGATATGCCTCAGAGATGTGACCCACCAGAAGGGAACGAGTAAAGCAGTCGAAGTTTGGTCGCACCATCATGAGGCGTTGAACCCCTATTTTCAGATGTTCTACCCCGATGGCAAAAGGTCGATCCCACAGGAGGCCCTGTCGCAGCTTGATAACCGGGGTCTTGCCTATTGGTATATGGACGACGGTAAGCTGGCCGATTACGGGTGTATTCTGTGTGTTGGAGATGTATCTGACGATGACCTCTCCAGGATGGAGAAGGCCCTATTGGACAGGTTTGGTATCCGGGCCCATCGTCAGTATCGAGACAAAGAGAATGGGATCTGGGACCTAACCGTTCTTGCAGAATCAAGGTCAACTTTTATTGACCGTGTCAGACCTTATGTGATTCCAAGCATGCGTTACAAATTGGGCCTGTCTTCTATTCCTCTAATCCCCAATCCTGAGATGGACTTTGAGGATCGGAGAAAGTTTCCCAAATTGTGGTATACATATAGGAGATTCACGGATGAGTATGAACGCAGTGTTCTGGCATCGTCCTGTGATGCTGAGTCCGCTCAGATCCTTGGGGTCAGCCGTGTTACTGTAGCGCAGCGCCGTGAGAAGATGGGACTACCGGTGAAACACCAACGAGAGAGGCTCCCGCGGGTATTGGCCAAGCCCTTCTATCAGAAAGACCTTGAGAAGGTTTCGGAACAGGAA